AGGAATGGTACAACCATTTGCTGTACCTTTTGTTGGTAAAGAAGCTTTCCCAGTCTTAGGATATTTAGACGAAGCAAAAGAAAACCGAACAGGTGTATCTAAAGCCTCCGCAGGATTAAACGCAGAAGCATTACAATCTACAACTTCCGCAGCTGTAACAGCTACTATGAGTGGCGCGCAAGGTAGAGTAGAACTTATCTGTAGACACTTTGCTGAAGGTGGTCTAAAAACCATGTTTAAAACAGTCAATAGCTTAGTTATTAAGCACCAAAATGCACAAGATGTATTTAGATTAAATGGTAAATTTATCCCTGTAGACCCAAGATATTGGGACACAGACAAGGATATGGTAGTAAACGTAGCTATATCTAAGTCATCAGACGAAGAGAAGTTCCAAGTGCTAACAGGTCTAGCTTCTAAGCAAGAACAAATTATGCAAACATTAGGACCACAGAATCCTTTGGTATCTATGCAGCAATATGCAAACACTCTAACAAGAATGATAGAGTTAGCAGGATTCCAAGACGCACAATCTTTTGTAAATACAGAAGTTCCGCCTATGCCACCGCAACCGCAAGAACCGCCTAAGCCAGATCCAGCAGAAATGCTTGCACAGGCCGAAGCTATGAAAGCACAGGTTAGCGCACAGAAAGCTATGATTGACGCAGAGACAGATAGAATGAAAATCATCATGGATGACGACAGACAAAGAGATATAGAAGAAGCACAACTTAGAGTTAAGGCTATGGAACTACAAGCTAAGTATGGCGCACAAATTAATATCGCAGAAATCAATGCAATAATGGAAAGAGACAGAGAAGGAATAAGACAAAATGCAAAAGCTCAAGCTCAAGGATTATTTACAAACAATGTCCCACCCCAGCAAAATATTTGATATTGAAGTAATAATAGATGACATGGTTTATGTTGGAAAAGAGATTAGAGCCAAAGACAAAGAAGCAGCATTAAAGATTATGTCTATAATGTCAGGCGGAGAAGTAACAACCCAGTCTGAAATAATACATTTTGAAGAAAGGATGGTACATTAAATGAAATATATAAAAAAAGTATGGGTCTGGTTAAAACAAACTTGCACTAAGTTCTTAGACTGGGTAGACAAACTTTTAGAACCAAAGCCAGTAATTAAAAAAAGAGGCAGACCTACAGCCAAAGCTTTTAAGAAAGCAGCAAAGACAGCTAAGAAAAAGTGAAGTTTATAAGTAACCTTATAGATATATTTTTAGAACGCTCTTGGCAAAAAAAAGAAGATAGACTAACCAACAAACAATGAACGACATGGTAGCAATAATAACCGAGCTAGGTTTTCCTATAGCTGCCGCCCTAGGTCTGGGTATGTTTGTGTGGAAGCTAATCAATAGAATAATTGATGGCATGGAAACTAAACTTGACACCCTAGACGACAAACTCAATAGCTCCCTAGCTAACCTAGAAGATAGACTAGGCACAAAACTAGACACGCAACATGGTATCTTAGTTGCTCTGATAGATAGAGTGCGTAGTTTAGACAATGAGATAATTAGACAAGATACTATGATTAAAACTATACTTGGTGTACCGCAATTAATTAATAGCGACAAAATTGCAAAGGCAGGTAGAAATGACAAAAGAAAAGATTGATAAAGAAGAAACAGCCAAAGTAAGAATATTTGCTTGGTTGATGCTTACAGGATTTATTATGTTTGCATTTATCATTGCACAGAATTTGAATTCAGATGAAATGGTCCACAAGTTTAAGTCCCCTTCATTCTCTGGCATAGGCACTTCCGCACATTATCTTACTATTGAGAACCAACAGTACACTAGGAAGATGACTGTAAAAGCAGAACTCAAAGCAATACAAGACGAGATAGAAAGAGACAAAGAAAACACAACACTAGCTAGATTTATTCGTAACCTAGAATCCAGAATCTACGCACAACTATCAAGACAGTTAGTAGAAAACCTATTCGGCGAGACAGCAAGTGATAGTGGTGTGCTAGAGTTAGAAGGTAATAGGATAGAGTATAATGTTGTAGACGGCATAATAACTTTAAACATTACAGATTCAGATGGTAACACGACAACTATATCTCTCCCTATCGGTAGCTTTACTTTCTAGCTGTGCTTTAATAGTAGATCCCCTAGAGAACAATTTACCACCATTTCAAAAGATAGAAAAAGCAAAGATAGATTCTTTGCTTGTACCTGGTCTTGCAAACATAAAAACATCTAATGAAAAGAAGCCAGTCGTAGCTATCTATGCAGGTTCTTTTACAGACCAAACAGGACAAAGAAGAAGTAATAGCAACTACGCAACCTTTTCGTCAGCAGTAACCCAAGCGCCAGACGCATATCTAATTAGAGCCTTAAAACACGCAGGTAGTAACCATGATGGTTTCTTTGAAGTAGTAGAGCGAGTAGGTTTAGACCATGTAACCAAAGAGCGTCAAATCATCAGAAGCGCTAGACAGCAAAACAAAAACAAACAGAAGCTACCAGATTTATTGTTCGCTGGTTTGATAATGCAAGGTGGCGTGATATCATATGAAAGTAATATAAAGAGTGGTGGCGCAGGTGCTAGATACTTAGGCATTGGAATGTCTAGGCAGTTTAAGCAAGATACTGTAACCATATCTTTGAGAACTGTATCTGTAAGTACAGGTAAAGTGTTACTAGAAGTATTAGTAACAAAAACGATACTAAGTGCATCTATCGATCAAGATATATTTCGTTTTATTACTGACAGCACCGAACTAGTAGAAATAGAGAACGGATTAGTCAGAAACGAGTCAATCAATATAGCACTACAAACAGCAATAGAAACTGCTGTGCTACAAACAATAAAAGAAGGAACAACCAGAGGATATTGGAATATTGATGAACAAATTAAAACTATTAATTGCGATGATGATTGTGTCGCCTCTATACGCGGCTGATAATGAAATATATGTAGACCAAAGCGGCTCTACTGCAAACATAGACTTAGAACAGTTAGGATCATCTAACATTATTGGTGGTCTAAATTCTGTTGCTGGAACGCTAACAGCACTAGACTTAGATGGCATAAACCTAACACTAGACATAAATCAAATAGGTAATACGAATAAGTTTCTTGGAGATATCTATGGAGATAATGTAACAGGATTCTTTGAGTTTGATGGCGATAGCAATACCTTTACTATACAAGGCGACCCAGATAATACTTATGGTATAGATAACTCAAACTACAATGTAGATGTTACTGGTAACTCTAATACATTTACATTAGATACAGGCACAACAGCTCTAGCATCTGGTCTTGACCTAGACTGGATTATTAACGGGGACGGCAACACTTTTGATTTTGATATAAACTATGATGGTGCTACTAACTATGTAGATGTAGATGGGGATAGCAACAACGTAAACTTTACAGGAAGTGGCTATGCAGGAGGATATTTCTACCTTGACCAAACAGGAAACAGCAGAACATTCAATATCATCCAGTCGTCAACTCTCGCTGCTGATTGGTTACAGATTAATTCTACTGGGTCTAACGGGACTGTTTGTGTCGTTCAAAACGATGGCGGAGTCTCAACCAGCTGTTGACGTAGGAAACATATCTGAATTAACAGGTTCTGCTAGTGTTTTTAGGGAAAAACCTTATAATGCCGAGCTAGAATTTGACATCCAACAGAATGATGAAGCTATAACTACCAATGGTCGTATGGCTATTACTTTCTTAGATGATTCAAAAGTAAAATTAACAGAAAACTCGCAGCTGACTATTGATGAATATATCTTTGATCCCAATCCCAGTAAATCTAAAATGGCTATTACCTTTGGTCTTGGTACGGCTAGATTTATTACTGGTAATCTAAATAAGATAGATAAAAACAATATAGATCTCAAAACCCCTACAGCAAACATAGCGATTCGTGGGACTGATTTTACAGTTACAGTAGACGAGACTGGCAGGTCCTTGCTAATACTTTTACCAGATGAGTTCGGTATATCTAGTGGCGAGATACTAGTAACTACAGCTATGGGTACAGTTACATTAAATAAACCCTACCAGGCTACAACTGTAGATGTCTTTGAGAAACCACCTAGCTCGCCAGTAATCTTAGACCTATCACTAGAACTTATAGACAATATGCTTATTGTTAATCCACCCAAAGAAGAGGTGGTCATAGAAGAGTCTATGCAAACCAAAAAGAAGAACATACTAGACTTTGATGGATTAGATGAGGACTTCTTAGAAGAGGACTTCCTAGACGCAACAAAAGAATTAGAGTTTACAGAGTTAGATATAAACTACCTTGATGTAAACTTCCTAGAGGACTTACTGGATGTCATAGATGCACTGCAAGAAATACAACAAGAGGATCAGTTAGCACAAGATGCTACATCTACTAATATAGTTGGTACACAGTTAGGCCAGGACTTATCCACACAAATAACATCTTTTATAACAGGGCAAACACTAACGCTTATGCGTAGTGTTAGCGATACAGCTAGATTAGATATAGATACCTCTGGTAGTTATACTGTTATCTTTATACAAGACGGAACATCTAATATTATTAAAATAAATGGTGGAACTGGCAGCACTATCAAAATCACTCAAAGTAATTAATGAAGCGACTACTATTCACAATACTTATAATACTAGTGTTGCCTTTGTTATATCAGTCAACACCAACAGAGATACTAAAGCTAAAAGTATTTGACTATCTCGTACCCAAGCAAGATCCTTCTGGTTACTTCACAATACTAAATATAACTGAAGAAGATATAGATGCAGAAGGTGGTTGGCCTATACCCAGGCAAAGGCTAGGAGAAATACACAAAGAGATTATGGATGCTGGTGCTATTGGCGTGGGTTGGGTTGTAAGCTTTCCGCATCCAGATAGATTTGGTGGGGATAAGATTTTTAGAGAATCCTTCTTACATGGTACATCTATTTTGGCTTCGTTTGAATACCCAAATCAAATATACCCAAAAACAGTTGGTACTGTCATCAAAGGTCCTGATGTTGGTGGTATGCTTTCCAAGGGTGTAGTACAGAATACTTACAACCTTAGAACTAACTATATACAAGAAGGTATATCTGCTGCACCCACCGATCTTGACAATCTTGTCAGACGAATACCACTCCTACTAAAAACACCAGATGGTTATGTTTCTTCTTTTGGTACAGAAGTTCTTAAAGTATTAACAGGTGCTAAAACTTACATTATCACTACAAATGATAATGGTATACAGGAAATATTAGTTAGGGGAATACCACCAGTCAAAACAGATAACCTTGGTCGTAAATGGATTAGTTGGGTTGACACACCGCAAACCGATTTACAAGAAATGAATGTTGCAGGTAAGTTTGTATTTCTTGGAATCACAGCGCCAGGAATCATGCCACAAATTGCAACTCCAGTTGGATTATTAGAACCACACAAAATCCAAGCAGCATTATCTGAGTCAATTCTTATAGAAAACTCACCAAGGATTCCAGAATGGTCTTTAGCTGCGGAAATTGTGATTTTCGGAATTTTTGTGTCGTTGACATGGCTTGTAATCCATTATCTTAGTATAGTCAAGGGCGTAAGCTTAGTTATAGTTTTGCTCTTTACCACGAGCCTCTTAGAAGCTTACAGCGTTTCCAAAGGTGTTTTATTAGATTTTACATGGACTTTTGTATGTCAGGTTCTAATTTCTACTATTGCCTTCTACTTAAGTTACAAAAAACAACATAAATTGCGTCAACAAATAAAAAAACAATTTGAACATTATCTTGATCCTAGACAAGTTAAAGAATTACAAGATAATCCAGACTTACTAAAACTTGGTGGAGAAAAAAGATACTGCACATTCTTGTTTACAGATGTTCGTGGCTTTACAAGTTTGTCAGAAACTTTAGAACCAGAAGAAGTTACAGAGATTATGAACAAAGCTTTGACAGTTCAAGTCAATGCTGTGCAAAAATTAGGTGGTATGACAGACAAGTTTATTGGCGATGCTGGTATGTTTATATTTAATGCTCCACTAGATTTAGAGGACCATGAAGAGAAAGCTGTCCAAGCTGCAATAGATATACGCAAAGGAATGATAGAGGCTGACTTAGGCATAGAGATAGGTATAGGTGTAAATACTGGTTATGCGGTTATAGGTAATATGGGTTCTGATACAAGGTTTGACTACTCTGCTATAGGCGATGCGGTCAATACAGCAGCACGTTTAGAGTCAGCAACTAAGGAAGCAGGAGTTGACATACTTATTGGCGAGGCTACAATTAAGAAAACACAGAATGGTGTTTTTCACAAAAAAATATACGTCAAAGGAAAAAAGAAACCATTGAAGGTATATACAACAAAAGAGGAACTATAATGCTAAAAGGAAAAGGAACATACGGACCTAAAGTAGGTAGACCACCAAAGAAAAAATCTAAGAAAAATAAAAAATGATTGATAAATTAATAGGTCCAGTAAGCGACATAGTTAATAAGTTAATACCCGACAAGGATTTACAAGCCAAGCTAAACCATGAACTTAAAACTGAATTACATAAAGCGAATATGGCTCAAGTTGAGATTAATAAAATTGAAGCTAGTCATAAGTCTTTATTCGTTGCGGGATGGCGGCCATTTGTCGGTTGGACTTGCGGTATTGCTCTTATGTACCATTTTCTATTACAGCCTATTATTATCTTTGGACTCTCCGCAGCTGGAATCACTTTTATATTACCATCCTTTGACATGGGATCATTAATGACTGTATTAATGGGTATGTTAGGACTTGGTGGATTAAGAACTTTTGAAAAAACTAAAGGAGTTGCAAGATGAGTTGGGATAATTTCACGTTAGAAGAGTTTGCTTGTAAGCATTGTGGAGAAAACAAAATAGAACACGAACTTATAGATGAGCTGCAAAAGCTTAGAACTGATTGTGGTTTTCCATTTAAGATTACATCTGGTTACAGGTGTGGCGACCATCCTGTAGAAGTGAAGAAATCTAAACCAGGTACACACGCACTTGGATTAGCAGCAGACATAGGCGTAAGAGGTAAGCAAGCTTTAGAAATATTATCTAAGGCTAGAAATTATGGTTTTACTGGTGTTGGAGTCAATCAAAAAGGTGGTGCTAGGTTTATACACCTAGACATATCTAAAGACTCTACAGGTAGACCAAGACCACATATCTGGAGTTACTAATGGGTCCAGATGGTATGATGTTTTGGAATATAATGATGACATTAATATTCGCTCCAATCATACATGGTATAAGAACCAACGCGACAGAATTAAAAAGAATTGATATACTGCTTAATAAGACCCGTGAAGAAGTTGCAAAAGATTATGTAACTAAAATGGAACTTACTATAAGTATAGACAGGGTTATAGATCGTTTAGATAAGCTAGACGAAAAAATGGACAAATTAATAACAGGTTAAAATGGCAATAGCATACAACCCAGAAGAATATATAGCAGCACTAGGAAATCTAACTCCATTGATGAGAGATGAAATAGGTGG